CTTCGCAAGCCTCTCTCGCCAAGCGGCTTGGTCTGACAAATCAACAATATGCGGCGCAAGTTATGAAGGATGCAAATAAATGACGAATAGAACCCCGCGCAAAAACGAAGATCGTGAAAGCGAGAAGCGCAAAGTGTCATGGGAAAGACCTTCGATGTTACCAAACCCCGAACCCAGAGATGGTATTGCATACCGTTGGATTCGCACCTCTTTAATTGGGAATAGTGACAATGCGAATGTTTCTTCTAAATTCCGTGAGGGTTGGACACCTGTTCGTAGAGAAGATCATCCTAATCTTAAAATTGTGTCTGATATCGACTCACGGTTTCAAGACAATATTGAGGTTGGTGGATTACTGTTATGTCAGAACTCTGCCGAAAAAGTTGAGGCTAGGAGAGAAGCACAGTTAGCTCAAGCTCAAGGGCAGATGGCTGCTGTGGATAACTCCTATCTAAAACAATCTGATCCTAGAATGCCGCTCCTTAAACCGGAAAGGCAGTCTAGAACTTCGTAATAAACAGGTGTTGTAAAACGTCTGTTATATGTAAACTAGGTAAGAAGGAGAGAGAGCTATGGCTACTTCAGCGGCTCCCTATGGTCTCCGTCCGATTAGAAGAGCGGATGGAATGCCATATTCTGGTTCTACGAACCAATACCTAATTGATCCTGCTGGTGAAGGCACAAACCTATTCTATGGGCAAGCTGTAATCATCGGGGCTGATGGGTATATCGCGCTGGCTACGGGTACAGGTGCAGACCTGACCTCTAACAGCATTTCAGGCACTACTGGTGTTGGCGCTACTGGCGTTTTCGTTGGTTGTGAATATGTAAACGACTCAGGCCAAACAGTTCAGGCACAATACTACCCAAGTGGCACAGCAAATGGCGGTGCTATAAAGGCTTATGTAATTGATGACCCTATGGTGTTGTTTCAAGCACAGCTTGATGCAGCAGGGGCGCAAACAATTATTGGAGCCAATACATTTTTTGCGGCGGCACAGTCTACCTCTACTGGTTCAACCACTACAGGTAACTCAACGTCTGCATTAGATGCTACTGTGCAAACGGCAGCGGCAGCTTTTCGCGTAGTTGCTCATGTTTCTGATGCTAGTGATACGTATCCAGATGTTCTTGTTAAGTTCAATCCGGGCGGTCATCAGTCTTTGAACAATGTTGGATTATAAGGAGTTAAATAATGGCTATTTCACGCGCCCAGCTCCTTAAAGAGCTACTTCCCGGTCTGAACGCATTGTTTGGCTTGGAATACGGAAAGTACGAGAACGAGCATGAAGCTATTTATGAGACAGAAACTTCAGAGCGTAGCTTTGAAGAAGAAGTTAAATTATCAGGTTTCGGTGCTGCTCCAGTGAAAGCAGAAGGTGCTTCTATCGCTTACGATAATGCACAAGAATCTTTCACAGCTCGTTACACACACGAAACTGTGGCTATGGGCTTTTCAGTTACTGAAGAGGCTATGGAAGACAATCTTTATGATTCTCTTTCAGCACGTTATACCAAGGCTCTTGCTCGCGGTATGGCATATACAAAGCAGACAAAATCTGCTGCGTTGTTGAACACAGGGTTCACCACTTTCAACTCAGGCGATGGCGTTACGCTGTTTAGTACTGCACACCCAACCATAGGTGGCGCAAACAATAGTAACCGTCCAGCTACAAACTCTGACTTGAATGAAACTTCTCTTGAGCAAGCTGTAATTGATATTGCTGCGTTCACTGATGAACGTGACTTGTTAATTGCCGCTCGTCCACGTAAGTTAATCATTCCACCAGCGTTACAGTTTGTTGCAACTCGCTTGCTTGAAACAACGCAACGTGTCGGAACGGCTGACAACGATATTAACGCATTGGTTAATAATGGTTCTATCCCAGAAGGGTATACAATTAACCATTACTTAACAGATACTGATGCGTTCTTTATCACAACAGACGTACCAAATGGCATGAAGCACTTCGTGCGTACTGCTATGCAGACGGGCATGGACGGTGATTTCGATACAGGTAACGTGCGGTATAAAGCCCGTGAGCGTTATTCTTTCGGTGTATCTGATCCGCTTGGAATTTATGGTTCCCCCGGAGCATAAATCGTGCTATAAAGAATATGTTCATTTCTGAACATTTCTTCCTAAAACTAGGGGCAGCTTCGGTTGCCCCTTTCTTTTTGTTTCAATTGTGTTATTGTAGTTACGGGGATCATATGAGCCTTGCAGACAGGATACTCCCCACCTGACGTTGCACAGACTGTAAGGCGAAACCTTGTGCAAAAAGGTGATTAAATGGCTTCAACTACTTTTTCAGGTCCAGTTACGTCTACCGCTGGTTTTATCAGCGGATCAGATTCTTTGGTTTCAATCGCAGCGGATACAACTATAACCTCTGCTTCACACGCTGGTCGCACTATGAATTTAAACATAGCTTCTGGCGCTACCTGTACTTTACCTGCTGCATCTGGCACAGGTAATACTTACAAGTTTTTCGTACAGACAACGGTTACTTCTAACAATTATAAAATCCAAGTTGCCAATGCCAATGACACAATGGCAGGTATTGCAGTTGTGGCAAACGACAGCGACAACACGGCTTCTATTTTTGAAACAGCAGCCGCTTCAGATACTATTACGTTGGATGGTACAACCACTGGCGGCATTCTTGGTGGTCAGGTTGAGTTGCAAGATGTTGCCTCAAATGTATATCGTGTTCTGATTAATCAATCAGCTACGGGAACAGAAGCAACTCCATTCAGCGCAGCAGTTTCATAGGTGATGTATGGGTAAGCTAAAAATGGGAAAAGGGGTTAAAAAATCGACCCCTAAAAAGGAAAAGCCTTCTAAAAAGAAAGGTGACTAATGGCAATCTCTGATGTTTTTGCGGTTACCAGAACCTCTGATGGCACTGTTTTTGGTGGTCGCTCCCGTGTTCGCCAAATTCAAGTCCACACCTCTGGCTCTGGAAGTCCCGCAGTAGTTTTAAAAAATGGAGGTTCTGGCGGCACCGCAGTGCTTTCTTTGACCTTTACTACTTCAAATGTACATTCTGTTAATATTCCAGATAATGGGATTCTGTTTCCTACAGATGTGTATTTAGACCTTACGGCTTGTGAGGGTGTAACCGTCTTCTTATCATAGGTGATCTATGACTGCTAAAAAAGGTTCCATGAAGGGTCACACTATAAAAGGTGGGCATAAACGCCCTACCAAGTCTGGCGCTGGGATGACTAAGAAAGGCGTTGCTAAGTACAAGCGTGATAATCCCGGTTCTAAATTAAAAACGGCTGTTACAGGTAAGGTTAAAAAAGGTAGCAAGGATGCAAAGAGGCGTAAGTCTTTTTGCGCCCGTTCTGCTGGGCAGATGAAGAAGTTTCCTAAAGCAGCAAAGAATCCAAACTCTCGTTTAAGACAAGCAAGGAAGAGATGGAAATGTTGAGTAATAAAATAGTATTAGCTGCTATAACTACTGTCATTGGATTAGTAGGGGCAGTTTGCTATAGTTGGGCTAGTTGGACAACTGAAACTCTTATATCTGTAGACAAAAGAACTGAGGTAATTGAAGCCAAGTTAGAATTTATAGCTAAAGAAATGGAGAGGTTATATGCATCCAAGTAGCACTGGTGATGACGCTAAAGACCTTCAAATTATTCGTATGAGTAAAGGTGGTAAAACTAAAAAGAAAAAGTCTAAAAGTCGCGTAAATGAGTCTGGCAATTACACTCAACCATCAAAAAGAAAAAAAATATTTAACAGAATAAAAGCTGGTGGGAAAGGTGGCGCTCCGGGTCAATGGTCGGCTAGAAAAGCTCAAATGTTGGCGAAGGCTTATAAAAAAGCAG